GTAGACCGCCGATGAAGATGGATAGACCGCCGTCGAGATCCGGTCGACGGCCCATCGGAAGAACGCTGCATCGAGTGCCAGCGATCGGGCGTTGAAGAGAGGATCGCGCTCGATCCTCACTCGCCCGCCGACCGGTGCTGCGAAGTGATACGCGATATCGAACTCCTCGACGCAGTGTTCGAGGAACACGAACGCATCCTGTTCACGCCGAGTGTAGTCCCCGTCAGGCCAGTCGGCACCAGGACTCGACAGGTCGTCCACGCCGACGATGTCGTCCCCTTGTGCAAGGTGATGACTGACGAAGTGACCACCGAGGAACCCGGCGGCACCGGTGATGAGGATGCGTGCCATCAGATACAGGTCCAGATCTGGAAGTCGTAGGGCATGTCGGAGAAGGTCAGCTTGGTGTATTCGCGGGTGACCCAGCCAGCTTCGCTAAGCATCTGCGAGTAGCCGGAGGCGTCGAACATCCAGAGGTGCTCGGGGTTGTCGTCGTATTGCCCGTGACGCATCTCGGGCGATGAGGCGATGAGATAGCGGCCGACCCGCCGTGCCTCACGCAATGTGGCAACCGGGTCACCGAGATGTTCCAGAATCTCGGTCAGGATGACCATGTCGAATGTCGTCTGCTCTTCCCGCAGGACATCGTTCACATCACCAGCCACCAGCGACCAGCCCTGATCAACAGGGATCCAGGACCGAAGCGTGTCGTGGTTCGGCAGACTGATGTCGCCGAGCCGAGCGAACTCAATGGGTGCGATGTGGTGTGCGGCTCGGACGATCGAACCATCGCCACAGGCTGGGTCGAGGATGGTCCGCGGTCGCAGCCACGCGACATGAGCCGCAGTCACATGAGTCCGGAGGGCGTGATCCGTCCACTGTTCGTTGTGACGGGCGACCTGGTAGTCGACTGCTCCGCGGTCAGCGAGTCTAGTTCGCATCGCGGTTCCCTCTCGTCATCCCTCTCCCTCCTGAACCCACGTCTGGGCAAGAAGCCGACGCGGCGCCAATGACCAATCCCCGATACCGCCCCCCTGATCAAATGGGGTCGTGAAACGCTCGCCACCGACCGGCCCCCCCCATTTCTCCCGGTAGTAGTCCTGGTTGACCGGGAACGTGCGATTGTTCTGGTCCATGAGCTTGCGGTCAGCCCCAAGCGTTGATGAGGTGGCATGTGAGTAGTTGGCTGGCAATGCCACCGACCGCAGGCCCCCGAGCAGGACGCGTCGGACGTAGTCATTGTCCTCGAAGTAGGCCGGCGCGAAGTTCTCATCAAAGAACCCGATCTTGTCCAGGACTTCGGTCGTCAGACCGAAAGCCGATGGAGAGATAAGGAACGAGAAGGCCAGTCGGTCCGCTTCGACCTGTCGGACAAGGGCGGCAAGATCACCCGAAGCGAACTCGATGTCATTGTTGACGATGCACCACCAACGCGCCCGAGGACTGGCTTTGATGATGAGGTTCCACGAGGCCGCGACTCCGATGTTGTGTCGCATCGGCAAGACCGTGGCATTGGGCGGCAGGTCGACTTCCGATACGATACCGGTCACCGAGTTGTCCACGATGATGATGCGCCCGACTTCCACGTCGATCGAAGCCAACATTCGCCCCAACAAGTCCACCCGATTGAGGACAGGTACTCCCAGAACGGGAATCATCGTTCGGCCGGGAAGTAGCGGTGGACGAGCCGATCGATGAAGGTAAAGGTCACCCCACCCGTGATCATCCGTTCCCAGAGATCGGCGTCGGATGGCAGTCCACGGTCCAGACAACCCCAGTCATAGCGGTAGCCCATGTCGTGACGATACAGTTGCGAGCCATCGGTGAAGTTCATACCTGACGGCGGCCAGTGACCGTACCACTGGCCCCACGGCGTAACCGATTTCCCATAGGCGAAATCGACACCCCTGGCGGTCACTGCATCCAGCAGCACTTCGATATGGTCATCGGTCCACTCATCGTCGTCATCGAGCGGGGCAACCCATTCCCCCTGGGCATGATCCAAACCGAAGTTCCGAGCATCGGTTCCCTGAACGCACCAGACCTGACCCGGATCTTCCGGATAAGTCGGCCGACGGATGTTCCAGAAACGCAATGGGATATCGGTGTGCTCCTGCTGGCGATAGATGATGTAGCCAAGTTCAGCAGCATCCTGATGTGCCATCCCATCGGCCACGATCAGAACCTCGATGTCCCGGTCGGTCTGTCGCAGCACGGACGCGAGCGCCCGTTCGACCAATACGTCGTTACGGTAATAGGTCGGGATGATGACGCTGACCGTCATCGCATGGCGGCCTCGACGCGCAGGACATCGGCGTCGATCCCCTCATTCATCCAGCGATGGAAGACCGCCGCATCATGACCATAGAGAGCTGGCGAGTTGACCCGTCGATAGTTGTCATCCCAGTCGGCCTTCCCGCTGGTGGGATGAAGATGCTCGATCACGACATCGGGCCGGTAACGCAGACGGCCGAGAGCGCGGCCGAGTTCTCGCCATGTGTCGTCGAGGAAGAGATGCTTGGCTCCCGGCAATGCCATCCAGCCAAGAGCCCTGACGATACGGGCATCGATGAACACCTGCGAAGGCAGTTCCTCGCCGCGAAGCAGGTCATCACCGTAGGCGATGGCACCATCGATCTCGGTATTGGCTTCGATGATGCGCTCGTCCCAGCCATCGGTTCGGAAGCGATGGTCATCCCCGATGAAACCGTAGATGGTCGGCGATGCATAGACCAGGGCAGCATTGAGGGCATTGGCCATCCCGCCCTCGTGCGCGACATGCAGGGTAGGGACATCCGCATACCCCGGCTCCCCTTCATCCAGAACGACCAGCATCTCGGTGGCGACAAGACTCTTGGTCGCGACGAACGCCTCGTAGGCTTCCGTCGCCTGGCGCTCGCGACCCCGCGAGGGCATCAATACGGTGATCACGATATTCCCTCTCAGGACGGGGACTACGACTCCTGCCAACCGATGGCGGGAGCCAGTTGGGGGATCGACCCTGAAGCCGCACCGACCGCCACCTGTGACTGAACGACCAAGTACCTCGTGTGGTCGCCAGTGTCGGTGTAGTCGTTGGTATCGAAGATGTACCGTTGCCCAGTCGCAAGAGTATTGGTAGCCACGGCCGAAGTAGTCGCGACCGGAGTCTTCGGAGTGTCCGTCACACCGAACTTGATGACCACTCCAGTCGGCAAGTCGTCATCGTTCTGGATCCAGAAGTTGGTGACTGCGCCCGCAGGAGGTGCGTCCACACGCAGGCGCAGCCACTTCTCGAACGAGTTGGTGCCAGGGACCACCTCGTTCGCTGCTCGATTGCCAGCTGAGTTCGTCGCGTTGTCGGCACTGATGAGATCGATCCCGGTCACCGCAGCAGACTCGGTCCCCGCACCTGTGCCGGTGTAGACCCGCAGTGTCAACGTCGCGGCCATGTCAGTCGATCACACCCGATGTGATACCGGTCGTGTAGGTCATCGTCGAGTCACCGAACACATCGGCTGTCCCACTGCCGACCGTCCATGTGTAGTAGTACGGCGCGTGCGGCCGGGTGCAGGGCACCACATACGGCACGGTATATGGCGCCGGCCAGTAACTGTGGGTACACGGTTCAGCGACCAGCGACTGGACATCGCCACACTTCGGACAGTAGATCGACTGACCATTGGTGGACTCGCGATACGCGTGCCGCCGTGGCTCACACATCAGGGACTTCTTCATCGCGCGGGACTCCCTCTGCTCTCGGCAGCGCCGGCCGCTGCCGGCTTCGGCTGCCTAGCGGCGTCGATATCACTCTGTTGCTCCAGCTGGTCGGCGGCGGACTCGGCCTCGACCCTGGCTTCCTGTGCAGCAATCTGAGCCAAGTGCTCTTCACCGAGATACTTGGCGGTGCTGAGATCGAGGATGCCCTTCGGCGTACCGATGAGGATATGGTTGAACACGTTGTCCCCTGCGGCGAGGTCGCCGATGGGATCCCGCCCATCCATCTTGCGCGCCTCGTTGATGGACTTCCAGCCGACACCCGGCATGGCGATCTTGTTGATGTTCGCCTTCTGCTGGGTCTCATTGAGGTTGAGAGCGGTGAAGCGAAAGGCGAGATTGTTACCCCGACCACCGAAACTCTCGTCCTGGACGATCTCCTTGGTGTAGTAGTTCTGGAACAACGCCAGCAACGGCCGGAGTCCGCGGTCCTCGGTGTTGGCCGATTGCGTCTCGGCCGATGAGCGGTTCACGTCGAAGGTGATGCCGAGATCCATCGGCGAGAGACCATAGACGATGGCGATGCAACGCAACAGGAGATCAACCCACTCGCGATATTGCATCTCCTGGTTCGAGTCATTGAACCGATACAACGATGGACTCCGAAATCCACCGATGGCTGCGAAGTTGGACTTACCAAGCACTTCGGACTGCATCTTGGACATGAACTTGTCCACGTCCTCCTGCTTGGCCTCGTCACCGATGTTGAAGATGGCGTTGGGGGCAGCGCCCATGACCATCCGACGGTTGTATTCCATCGCCTGGAGTTCTGCATCGATGACCTGTCGGAGGATGTAGATCGGGCTGACGCCGACTGGCGTGATGGTCCGGGCGTTGGCCATCATGTAGACGAAGTCGTTGTTACGGAAGCTCGCCCGAACGGTACCGTCCGGCACCCAGTAGTAGCGCGGCATCGTCTCGACGCTACCGTCCCATCGGGCATTGACGTGGATGAAGTCGGGCGGGGTGGCCCACAGTTCAGCGATCTGTCCCGTCGGATAACGGACCTTCTCGATGCACGCCCCATCGAGTGTCAACAGGTCGTCGACCAGCGTCTGGGTGAAGATCTGGAATGAGTCGAGCTTGGCGTTGGGATTGTCGAATAGGTCTCGAACTCGCTTGCGAAGCCGAACATTCTGCGGGCCGTCGGGATCGATGGTCACGATATCCCAGTCCGCTGAGGCCAGCTGGTCCCGGCGGATATCGATGGCTGCCCGGACCCACGGTGTCAATGAGTAGGCCCGATACGAAGCAGCATTGGGCAATGACACGGTGCCGGCCACCTGGCCGAGGATGGCCGCCCCACCGGGGACTGCCGCACTCGATTCCGGCAATCGAGACAATGCGGTCCTGGGCTGACTGAACCACAACCGCAGTCGTTCCACCACCCCCGGCGAGGGAGTCGATACAGGGACCGGCTGCTGCGGCGGATAGGCGACGATCGCCGGAAGGGTGCTCACGAAAGGCCACCCCGAATGGCCGAGCCGATGAAGTTGTCGAGATCGCGACGGTTAGCTCGCATCATCGCCTCCTCGTAGGTGAACCGTTCAGTCTCGATACCGGTCAACATGGTAGCCACATGGCCGGGAACGATACGAGGTCCGGTGGTAAACCGCAGCTCATGGCCAGATGGAAGTTCGGCATCGACCGCGATCGGCACATCGCTGATGGTCGAGAAAGCCAGCGCCGGACCGCCGACATCCATGGCCAGCCCGAGGGCATCGATGAGATCGTCGTGTCCCTTGGGAAAGCCCAGCATCTCCATCTCCAGTTCGGCCCCTTTGAGGGATCGATGGTGATGGACACGATGGGCCTCATAGCGAGTCGCGACACCGCGAGCGCGGGTCCGTTTGTCGACATCGGTTCGCTTGCCGACGACCGGCAACCTTGTCTGATCCAGCAGATCCTGCACAAGCGTGGACTGGTGCTGGTTGTTCTCGATGACGATGCGACTGATGGCGGGAAACGCCGCAGCCCCATCCTCGACGAACTGGCGATGACCCGTCTCGGACTTCATCCGAAAGGTACCCATCACATAGTAATGATGGTCCTCGCTCTCGGCGATGATGACCCGCGTCGTCCAGTCGGCCCGTTCCCGCTCGGAAGAGGCCAGGTCGACGCCCATCGTCCAGGTGTAATGGCCCCTCGGCAGTTCATCGAAGTAATCGAACCACTCCTTCTTGAAGATCAACCCCTCGCGCAGACCCGTTACATCGTTGAGATAGGCGCAGGCGAAGTTGTCCCAGCCGATGTCCTCGCGCTCCTTCTCCAGACGACTGACCGGCCAGACTTCGGGCCAGTAGGACTCATCGGTGACAGGGTCGAGGGCCGGGATGACCAGTGATGGCCACTTGTTGGTCTCGATCAAGCGTTCGTACAGGTCGCCCTCGGTCCAGCGGGTGCCGACCACGATGACCGACACGCCCTCAGCGGCCTGGGCCGGCTTCATCGTCCGCCAGAACCAGTCCTCGGTCTTCTCGCGGCGGTCGATGGTGTAGGTGTTCTCGGCGTCGAGGATGTCGTCGCAGAAGATGAGGTCGAACCGCTTGGACACGGCGGATGAGTTGTTGACCCCGCCGGTGACCATCGTGCGGTCCTTCGAGGATGCCCAGCGGCTCCCCTTGCGCAGCCACTCGCCATCGGTCCACTTGGTCGGGGAGCGGAGGTCACCGAACGCCTCCTTGAACGGCTCCGACTCCGACAGAGTGAAGCGGATGGCCGATGACATCGCCTCGGCCTTCTTGTCCTTCTGGCTGAACAGGCCGATGCGGATATCCGGCCGGGTCGCCACGAGCCACGACAGCAGGACGGTATTGAGGGTAGTCGTCTTGCCGGATCCTCGCGGGGCAAGGATGACGCCAGACTCGCCGCGCTCCAGTCGTTCGAGGACGAAGTCCACCATCTGGTGATGGTGCTTCGCCAAGCTGAATCCGAAGACGAAGTCGGCGTAGGCGTAGAGGTCAGTCTTGGACAGTTCTCTCTTCGCCTGTCGAAGCATCGCCTGGAGAAGATCCCTGTTCGGAGCCGGATCGGTCATCGGATACCTCCCCTGCGGCGAGCAGCTTCTGGATCGTCTCCACGGCCTGCCGGTAATCCTCGGCTGGAAGGGTGACGTTCTCCGGGTCGATCGTGGTGTGATCAGGCCCCGTGGCGAGAGCAGCATCACCGATGAGGGTTCGCAACATCGCGGCGATACCGAGCATGTCGCGAGTGTTGACCTTGATGTCGCCATCTTTGAGGGCCTGATCGTAGGCATCGAGGTAGGTCAGGCCCGATTGCATCAGGCGTTCACGGACGGCGGTCTCGAACTCAGCCCACTTGTCGCCCAAGGCTTCGACGACCTTCTCGCCCATCTGCTGGCGAAACTCCACTCGTCGCTCATACCAGCGCCCGATGCGAGCCTTGTCGGCGACCCCGCTGCGAGCGAGGCCGTGTCTGGCCGCTAGGTCGGAGATGGAGATCGGCGGGTTGGTGGCATCGAAGATGTATTCACGTTCGAGGATGGCCGGGTCGATCTTGCGGGCTCTGGTCATCGACTGTTATGCCCCGTCTTCTCTCGTCGTTCTCCGACCCAACGTGTTACAGAGGGGCGTAAACATAACATCCCCCATACACCCCCTTTAGGGGGTGGGGGTGTTATGTTACGCCTCATAACACGTTTCGTAACAACGTAACAGGTGTTACGCCCGACCCATCCGACAGGCACTTCATAACAGTCCGTAACACTGTTACGTAACACTGTTATGCACCAGCTTCCATGAGTCCCCAGTCGCCGGTCGGCAGCTTCTCGAAGCGACCTTTCTGGCGGTTGAGGACGGTCCGCACCGTGGCCTCGTTGGTGTTCAGTTCGATGGCGATCTCGCGGGGTCGGAGAGGATGGTCGGCCAGTGCCTCGGCGATGCGGTCGGCCAGCGGGGCACCGGCCCGAGCAAAGGCGTAGGGGTTGGCGATGACCGGTTCCGATTCCCAGACGACGGCCCCCTTGCGCCACTGCATCGATAGGGCGATGGGTGGGTGCTCATCGGTGGTGTTGTGCTTGCGGTGATGGAGGACGAGGTGACTCGTGCCATCTTCCTGCGGCCCCTGCGGCCGCATCTCCCAGGTGGCCCGTGCCCAGTTGGACTTCATCGTGCTGCCGATGGGCTTGCCTGCGCCGTTGGCATCGAGGACCCCGGCCTTGGATACATGATCGATGCACAGGGTCGAGCGACCGATCTCGTCGAGCGCGCTGCTGAACCGGTTGGCCGCGTCTTCGATAGGGCCTTCACCGGCCGTACCGATGGCCTTGCCGATGGAGTCCACGATGAGGAACGTCGAGTCGGTCTGGTCGGCGGCGCGGGCGATGGCTTCGACCCGACTGGCCAGCGTTCGTCCGCCGCCAAGCAGGTGGTACATCTGGACGGTCGGGATACCGGCCCCGGCGCAGATGGCCTTGATCCTGGCATCGATGTCGCTGCGGTTGGTCTCCCAGTTGAGGACCAGGGTGTTGCCCTGCTGGACGGGGATGAAACCCGGCACGATCTCCTTGCCCGTCTGGTGACTGACGCCGAGGGCGAGGGTCAGGATGCTCTTGCCGAGACCGCCATCACCGAACAGGATGGAATGGACCCCGAAGGGCACCATCGGCCGCAGCAGGAACGCCGGCCCGACGATGTCATCGGCCATGGTCCCGACTGCCTCCGGTGGCTGGCCCTCGCGATCAGCCAGCATGACCGCTGTGCAGAACTCGTCGTACATCCCGAACCAGTCGATCGGGGGGTCCGAGGGAACCTTCTCGGCGAGAACCCGGCCAAAGGACTTGCGGGCCGTCGAGGACGACAGCGTCTCGCGACTGTAGTGGAGGAGATTGTTGGCGTAGGTCCGGGCACCCTTGATGTTGGTGCGTACCATCACGTCGCCCTTGGTGTCGCCACCGGTGACTTTCAGCCGGTCGACATGGAACGAGGTGTCGATGTCCGTATAGGTCAGGACATACCCCAGCCCATCGGGCCGGAACTCGTACGTTCTCTTTCCTTTCGGGTCCATCCCCGCGTAGCCTCCTGTGACGAAGAAGGGCGGGTTGGGCCGGGTCGTCACTCCCAGCCCGCTCCCGCTGGAGCAGCGTGCCCGTCAGCCCGCTGCTGCGACTGTATCAGACACGAGGTCCAATCCACGGGCCTCGGCCAGCCGCCGCAACTGCCCTGGCCCGACCCCGTGATCGCCGTTGTTGAGATCGCATGAAGGACTCTTGCAGATGGCCCGCTGGTCATCAGCCAAGACCGACAGACTGGCCGATCGGTCATCATGCAGGGGGCATCGGATGGTTCGCCCAGGAACCGCCTGAGTGCCCCAGAAATGGCCCAGAACGAGCGATACGCTATCGGGTGGGTCCTCGGGCCGCAGGACGGTCGGCCGACGGTAGGCGCGGTCCAGGAGCGCCGGATCGATGGGGACCTTGGCAGCCATCTCGATGAAGGCTGCTGCGCTGGCCCACTCGATCCGCAGGAGGATGTCGGACAACTTGGCCCCCAGCGGCCGGTCATCAGGACCGCACAGGGGGTATCGCTTGCCGGTCTTGGGGTGAGGCATGGTCGGCATCCGGATGGGTGATCCGAAGCCCTCGGGTTTGATTTCGTCGTGGCTCGGTCGGAGTTCGACCTTGGGATCCCTGTCATCGATGAGGGCCTCGCCGAGGAAGCCACGGAGGGCGCGACGCACGGTCCGGGCGGGGATGGCGTCGTCGAGAACGCTGTAGAGATGCGCTCCGCGGCGTGACGGCTCGATGTAGGCAAAGGCACCATGGCCATCCATCACGTCACGCAGGACTCGCGCCCGTTGCCAACCATCGTCAGTATCGAAGTCCACGGCGCAGACGTGGGTCAACCCATCCGGCCGCTGCATGTAGGCTCCGATACCGAGATTGCGCCTGAAGGCGTCGACGACGACAGCTGGAGTCAGGGGTTCGCGCTTGCAGAACCAATGCTCACCCGACCAGGCGTTATAGGCATCATCGCGCGCCGCGAAGTAGCCGATGTAGACGCTGGCGATGTTCTCCTGTTCAGAGGTCATGACTATCTGTCATGGGTCGCCGCCGTGCTAACTCTCGTGCATATCTATCGATGATTTGCTCGGTCGTGGCTGACTCGAAGACGAAGACACCGTCGTCGGCTGCGATCGTACGCGACGCTGGCTCACCAAAGGATACCTTGACCACATCGTGGTCGTACCAAGTGGGCCATTCATCTTCCGCAGGACGAAAGATCATCCCGACCACCGCGACCAGCCGGGGCCACCATCATGACGTGCCTTCGGACTGGACCTGGTATAGCGTCGGGCGTCATCAGCGACGCGCTTGCTGACGACATCGGGCCGCAGGTCGCCGGCACAGACTACGCATAGCAGGTCGTCACCGAGACGGTAGGGATGGGTCGTTCGGCGGCCACACCGACATCGGAACGGGATCATCGCCCATTCCTACGCGTTTCACGCTCATGCGAAACCATTCTGGGCGATTTCTCCAGCCATTCCGTGAAACGCCGAGCTTGGTTACGAGTGATATTCGGACCGAGATCATACAGCCCATGGTTCTCGCGAACCGAGAATGGCCGGTAGAGGGCCTGACGCATGAAGCGACGGAAGGTCGGGCGATCCGGCAGGAAGCCGATCCGGATGAATAGTCGAGCCAATCGTGTCATCAAGACCTCGATAGGGAATGCAGTAGCCAGACTTCCACAGCGCGCAACTCGCGCAGGCGACCCGCCTTGGGAAGTGATGTTGCGCGAACGAGGGGCCGGATGTCAAGACTCATCGGGTATTCACGACCACGATGTTCCGGTCGGGATGGAACGATAGGTGGGTGACGAAACCGCCCGACGTGCCGACCATGATGGAGTCGCCATGGCCTGGCAATGGCCAGCCGATGGGCCAATCCAACCGCTCGACTACCGGAGGTGTGGACAGTGCCGTCTTGAAGTGGACTTCGATGGTCATGACCCCGGATGGGATCGGGGCCGGTCGTGGTGCGGAGGTGCGTGTCGCCATCAGGGGGCCTGCATCATGCTGGCGTGGCTCATCGTTTCCTCATTCCCATCTTGCGTTCCATGTACGCTCGGTCCTGGGGGGCTAGATTGGCCAAGAACCCGATTGGATCCTTGATCTTCGGCTCGGTCATCTCACGACTGCCTCGGATGGCCAATCGTCGCTTCAGGTGGACGATCTCAGTTTCGAGATCGGCGATCTTGCGTTCACAGGCGGCATGATCACTCATGTTCCCATGACCTCCATGACTTCGGAGATGGCCATGGTATTGGATAACGCTCCGATGAATCCACTGACCCCGGCGATCACGAAGAACAGTCTCAGTGGTATCGATCGCGGCCGAAGACGACGACCGTCGAGCCAAAGGATGAGGATTACGAGCGATACCTTGACGACAATCACCGCCGCCAAGCCCCCAGCCGAGAAGAGCGTCACGATGATGGGATTGCGTTCGACTGCGAGAAGGATCGGCAACGCTCCAGCCGGCAGGATAGCCATGAATCCTGCAAACGTCAGCACATCCAATGTCTGACCAACGACAAGGAGCAGGATCATCGGCGGGAGTCAATAAAGGCGTCGCCAATCACCCATGCCAATGCGGTCATCAGGCCGAGCATGAGCAGTCCGCTAATGACTGCCATTACGGCCATGACTCCGCCTGGTCCAGCGAGGACGTAGCCGATGAGCACCGGTGAAAGGCAAACCAGCAGCACCAACCATCCGACCGCGATACGTCTCATCGGCGCAACTCGCGGAAGATGGCGGCGGCACCGATTATCCCGTGGTCGGCGGCATCCCCGAGGACACGCAGGAGCGCCGCGCGGTCGGCCTCGGTGATGACGATGGAGCCGGGAGGGAGGCTGTCGAGGGCAGCACGGGCGATGGACTGCATATGTCTGGCGTGCTCCACGATGGCGTCGGGGACCATCCAGTTCGGGCTGTCGTCGACTATCTCCTGCAACGCAGTCCGTAGGTCGCTCATGGTGCTACCTCGCGGCGGATGGCGTCGATGAGGGCGGGTGCCCATTCGTCGGCGTGCTCGCCCGGTTCCAGGCGACAGGCTACGTCTGTCTCGTCGAATGTCCGCAGCGCCCGAGCTACCACGTCTACCGTTGCCGGATCATCGAGGTCGAGCCAGTGAGCGTCGGCAGCCTCAGCGGCGAGGGACGCTAGGTGTTCTTCTTCGGCTAGGAGGTCGTCGGTCATCTCACCCATGTGGTGCTACCTCATCGAGCTTGGCGAGGGCGGTGGCCAGCCGGTCGAGCGACTTACGGCTCACGATGGGCCACGCCGCGTCGTCCGTTTGGTCGAGCTGCCGCGCCGCTTCCACTACGTCGAGCAGCGCCGCATGGGTGTTGTGCTCGGTGACGATGGCGGTGGCCGTTTCGATATCGCGCGAC